AACGTCATGCGGTTTGAAGTAGAGTTTTTCAGGTTTAGGGAAGTATTCAACAAGTACATCATTAGGATTTCCAAACAAGTACAGTTTTCCGTTGCGGAGTTCATAAGACAAGTGGTGTGTTCCGTTGTTATCGGCTCTTCTGTTGATTGTCTGTAAGTTTCCATTGTTCCAAAGAAATACGCCTTTAAGCTGCCAAAAGTCTTCCGGGAGTTCTTCCTCTTCCTTTGTGGTCCTGTAAGACTTCACAAAAGAGTTATCGCCCATGTTAATGAGCTTTTCATAGAGTCCTACATTGCTTTCGTTGATGCAGTTTACAGCTTCATTCCATGATATGAAGTCAGAGCCTTCCAGGTCTGCAAGCTGTTTAGCACGCTTAAATAAATCACTTGTTTTCATGTTGAACATATATTTTTCTCCTTACCATTCTGCATTATTAGAGGTTATCTGAGGGGCATTTATAGCGCCCTTTGATACTTTGTCTACAAGTATTGCATCTGCCTGACTTCCTACACTCAATGAAGCAATCTTGAAAGGTGAGTCAATCGAGAACGAAACACCTAAACCTCTCTGTTCCTTTGGCTGGTATCTCAGATAGATTGTATGTGTTATTGCATCCCAGTCACTAGCCTTAATCTTGAAAGTTGTATCTTCTGTCTTACGGCCACTTAAAGAAATAGTTGTAGCAGATACTTTCAAGTCTCCCTCTTCGTGTTCTTCTGAGAATATGCGGAAATAAAGACAGTCATTTATTGTTACTGTCTGGTTATTCATTCCGTAGAAACAGGTCTCAAGGCGGATGTTTTCTTTTGTGTAGTCTGTATCGTCTTCATCAAGATAGTATTTGATGTATCTGTAATTTCCGTTGTTGTCACTTAAAACAATTCCGTTATTCAGAAGGAATATGTTTGTAATGTTTGTATACTCGAGAAGGAACTGACCAAAGAGACCGTAGAAAAGAACTCCAATATCTGTGATTAAGAATACTGTCTGTGTTGCCGGGTTATAGAGGTAATTTCTTACTTCGCTTATCTTGTCTACAAGCTGTCTTTGTGTCAGTACGTTTGCACCTGTGAAAGAGTACAAGCAGCGGTTAGTCTTTGAGAAAAACAGAGCTTCATAAGGTGTATTTCCTACAAACTGTAAACCTTTAACACTTACAACGTAAAGTTGAGTATTTACAACACCGCCGCTATAAGAAATCGAGAATATCTTATCATCAACAATACCGTAATACTGCCCCTGAATAATGAAAACGTTTGCCAGATTTTCTACAAGCGTTCCAAGGTAATAAGCCAGAACCGGAACACTGTTTGACTTGATAAGCTGATATGCAGAACTTCCTTCTTTCACAAAAACCTCTGTTCCAAAAGACTGGATATATTCAGAGAATAAAGAAGGTGAATACTGAACATTTCCGTTTGTGTCATTTGGGAAAGATAAACCTTCGAGCTCTTTATTTACTAAACCGTCTTTTGTTGGTGTACCTTTATAAATAGCCTGGTTCTCACTCATCAAACTTTCATAGAAGTTAGGAGCGCCTGTTTCAATGTAATTCACAACAAAGTCATAAGGCGCTCTGTATGCTGTTCTTGTTATTGGAGTAGGCGCACTATATGTATGATTGTAGACTACACCATAATATTTTTTTTCTTCCAAAGAAAAACAACATGACACCATATTTAAAATTAATGATGAGTTATTTTCCAGATTATACTCATTTATTGCAGAAGCAACAAAATATAAATCCTGGAAAGTTGTACTAGCATTTACCTGAATATTTGTTGCAACATTTTTTGTACTAGTACCTGGTACATGATTAGGTCTATTATCCAGATAAGAACAGTTCCAGTCTGGCGCAAAATGCAGAACCTTGTCTCTTAAAGTATCATAAGAGTTCTGCTGATAATTACAGTTAGACACTATCTGATTTAGAACTTTTTTAAGTTTTGGAGTACTTTGCTCTATACAGTAATAAGTTCCACCTTTCTTATAAAATAATTTATGATCAAAAATAGAAAAGTCTTCAATAGAGTTCCACTCTTCAATTAAAACACCATTAAAACTTTCATTTTCTCTATGCTCTGGTATATGCTCATTAATATAAAAATCTGCAACAGAAATACCAGATAAGTTATTATTGTTTATTAAAATCTTAAAGTCATCACAGAATGCAACGCCACCAGTATTAATTTCATTTAATTTATTTTCATCATCATTATAAGTCAGCGGAGAAAAACTCATTTCAACATTTTCAAGTGTGTTACATAAACTATAGGCTAAAAATTTATTATATGTAGAAACAGAAGCTGAACCATAAGAACCAAAGTGCATATATGCTGCAAAAAATACATAATAAGGTGTAAAAACACCTTTCATACGATCAAACCAAACATCAGCATAAGCAGTAGGAGTACTTCCACTAGCGTTAGTTCTGTCTTGTCCTCGATAAATAACGGTATAAGTCAAAGGTGCTGTATTCACACTAAAAGTAAAATAAATAACCAGGCTAATGTCATAATATGTATTTGAAGGATAAACTGACAAATTAAAACTTTTTTTCTGGGTAGATGTTTTCTTGTAATAAAAGAGTCCATTGTTTGTCATATACCAGTCTTTAAAATATCTGGAAGGTAAAAGCTCATAATGCGGACTGCCACTTATAATTTCTTCATTTGCAAAATATGTAAAATCATATTTAGTATAAGAATTTTGAGAAAGGACAACCTTTGCAACAGTAGGAGTACTTGTACTTGCAGAGTCTAATTCTTCATTTATGGCTAATATAATCTGTGAGTTTGATTTTATCCAAGCGGTTTGAGAACATCTATAAGGTGTATACACATCATTTAAAAAGAAATAACCAAAATTTCCTGTAGAGCTTGGTTTCAAATATATACTTCGTTCCTGTTCTAAATTAGGAATTATTAAATAATAAACTAACCCTATGTTAGTATAAACATCATCACTAGGCTTGTGGTAATATCTCTTATAAGAAAATACACAAACAGTACCATTTGATACAATATCAATAAAAGAAGGAAGAATAGACTCTTCTTCACCTAATATACAGCTATAACCATTTCCCCAGTGTGCAATATAACCACTGGCATAATAAGGTTCTGTCTTTCCTTCAAAACTATTGGCCGGAAAAAGAATGTTATTTTCTTTGGTTATATAAACATCATCATTTAAAACTTTGACTATATTTGCAGCGTTTACCTTTGCTTTTCTTTTCTGATAAAACTTAGTTAATGAAGGATAACTGATAATCTTTGTTTCATTTCTGTACAAACCTTCTGTATCAACTCTGTAAACATCACCGTTAGCATCAATATAAACATTGTCAGCGTTACCGCCTTCTATCTGCTGCTCTTTTGTAAATACATTAGAAAGACATCCGCCCACAAAAGGTGAGTTATTCTTATTAAATCCGCTGTACTGTTTGATTTCTGCATCATACTTGTTAAGGTTGAGTTCTGCCCCCTGCAACTGAACAGGGTAAATATTACTTCTAGAGTTTGCCATTGGTATTACCTCTAGTTATTAGTTGATACAACTTATGTTTCAATCGTTATTGCAGTTCCGCTATTATATTCTGATTGCGTTGCGGTTGATATTGTAACATCCTTTCTTTCATCACCGCCAATTTGTGTTATTGCAAGAAAATTCGCCCATTTTTCAAGACATATATATAAAGTAGTACCACTATAAGTAAAACCAATTATTTTTGTGAAATTATTCAAAAGTATTTTTGCTTTAGGAACTGTTACAGCATCACTTCTACTAGCACTTAATAAACACAACTCGCCACCTCTACTTTGTAGAAGAAAAACACCGCCTGTCAAAACAGAATATGATAAAAAGTTATTTATTTTATAATATGTTTGACTTGATTGCGAAGAAGTAATTCTGCCAATAAAATGTATACCGCCCAAAGTACCTGCCACTGCATTACTTGTAACAGAGTGCATATCACCGCTAGTAACTGTGTCTACAGGTTGAAGGGAAGTTTCTACTTCGTCTATGGTGTTGTTGATTTCAGTTACTGTGTCTTCAAGTTCCTGTTTGGTTGCAAGTCCGCTTAAATCCGGTTCACTGCTATCCGCCAAACCAAGAAGAGAATTAATGCGCTCAAGGTTTTTCTTGATTGCAATAATTGAAGTATTGATAGCGTCTTTTGTATTGTTTCTGACTAAAGGTATACTCATTCTACTACCTCATAATTTCCGTTGATTAAGTCGTGTGTTTCAACCTTGTGGTAAGTCTTGAGAAGTAACACAGTGCCGTCATTAAGTCTTACCTCAATTCTTAAATCCGGGTTATCGTTGCACTTCTGGATAAGCTGTTCAAGTAAGTGCCAGTCGCTTTTTTTACCCAGCAACTTTTTCTTGAGTTTTTCCTCTCGCTTCTTCTGCTTGTAAAAATCCCTTGCTTCTTTAAGAGCGCCCATTGTTCAAAACCCCCTTCATACTTCCTTTTCTCATACCTTCCGCATAAGGTTCGCGCATTTCTTTGTAATACTTTTTAATCTTTCTGTTATTACCAAGATAGCCTTGATGTGCGTGTGTTCCATGAAGCTGATAGTTTACACTGTACTGGTCGTGTATGTTGTTCATAAAATATTCACCCTTAGAAGGGGCCGCCATCATTTCCCTAACTTTTTCTTCCGGTACTCTAGGATACCAATACTTTTTATTAGAGCCTTGGAACGTTACCCACAACTCTTTTGTCTTAGGGTCATACTTCATTTTCTTTATGGCCGTTGATGGTACATCCTGGGTGTACATCTGTTCACTCTGAGCCTGAGCGGTAACAAGTTTTTCCTGTCCTTTGGTGAGCTTCTTACGGCCTAACTGTGCGGCCGCTTCTCTGATTTTCTCCGCGATCTTCTTGTTTCGCTCTTCGTCAATTTCACCTTGTCGGAAAAATCCAATAGGTGACAGAGTGTCTTTTTCTTCCCTTGTTTCCGGTCTGAACTTTTCAAGAGCTTTTCCTGTAACGTTTGGAAGATAAGTGTAGCGCTCTGACTTTGGCGCCTTGATTGTGATTTTCTTTCCAGCGTTCAGAGCTTCGTCTATCTTGCTCTGCTGGTCAATATTCTGTGGTGAAGTGTTAGAAAACTTAGTCTTCAACTTGTCAAAGATGTTACCCATTACGTTAGCCATATTTATACCGCCTTTTCCTCTACCTTTTCAGTAAGAGGGTATATTTTCCCTTTTCTAAGAGTTCTTGAAAAATAACCGTCTTCCCTCAATGGCAGAATGTCTTTTTTGCCTTCCTCAACCTCAATGTAAGGGCAGATTAAAGCATTGAACTCACTCTGTACAAACGCTGCATACTCAAGCGGAAACATAGGAACTTCAAACAGGTCACAGACTTTCTGTAAATACTCCGGGTCAGAGAAGTCAAAGTCTAAACCATGTCTTAAATAATATTTCCACTTCTTGCGGATGTTGAGTAAGTCTACCTTGCTCTTATCCTCTGTAAGAATGTAGCTTGTAATAATTACACTACCAGGAAAGGAAGTGTACATTTCCAGAGGAAACAAGAAATTATTCTCAGCTACATTCTTTTTAATTTTGCGTATTCCCATATCTTTACCTCGTAAATATTAGTTAAATAAAAAGAGCGCTTACTGCATGGGAGTACAATAAGCGCTCAATGGAGATAGCTTGACAGAAAGTATGTCAAACTATTAGTTATTGCGGATTTTACGCATACGCTCCGCCATTGCTTTTCTCTGTTCTTCTGTGAAGTTCACTGTTTTTGGTTTACTGATTTTAATAAACTTCACCGGCACAAGAGCCAGCATAAAGCCGCCATTTTCTACAGTAGGCTCTGAGTCAATAACGACGTCTTCGCTTTCCTTTGCAGCTTTTCTAATTTTTGTCATAAGGGTTTTATCTGCGGTTGTAATTTCTGCAGTTTCGTCATCCTTAAACCAATGAATGCCTGTTGCACCTGGTACAACGTTACAAGAAAGATTTTGTTTTGTGTTCATTTCCATTTTTGCTACCTCTAAATTATTAGTAAAAATGGCTATATTTCAAGATAACACCAATAGTCACTATTGATATGAACGCATACACACATTAAATTGACAAATTACCCAACCGAATATAAAACAAGCGTCAGACTAATTAAAAACGTAGTGGAACGCTGGTATTAAAATAATTGTGCACTCTCAAACTCTTCTTCGGTCTGTGGTTCACCTTCAACAAAATCCGGGCAGACTGCATCTTCTTCAAGCTCTGTGTAGGTGAATAAATCCTTTACCAGACAGAAGCCTTTAGTTTTGCAGAATACCCATTTTGTACAGTGTGAACATTTACAATCTTGCATTAAAACTCCCCGGTCTTTTTGTTTCCGCTTTCTCCGCCTGCATCTTCTCCGCAGTCAAAGAAGAATTGTCTTGAAGCATACAGAAGAGCCATTGTTATGTCCGGGTGGAAGCCGTCATCAAGTTCGCTTGTGATGTTGTCGAGATCGTCACGCTTGTACAAAGTCTGTTCAAACTCGTTTGCAACCTCTCCGCCTTCAATGTTTAATATACGGCCGGTCCTGCACCATTCTGCAAGGGTTTCAAAGGCTAAGGCGCGATCATACTTGTAGGCACAATAAGCCGGAAGTCCGTAAGTCTGTGACAGTTCGTAGGTTATAGACTTCTCGTTTGTATCTGTGAATATCTGACAGTTAGATAAGTCTGCGTTAGGATTGCGTTCAATGATAAAGCGCTTACCGTCTTCAAAACCTTCTCGTACTGCATCCACAATCATTGAAACAGTAGCCTTGTTGAACTTGCGCTCAAAGATAACATAAGCTCTTTTCTGCTCAACGTTAGCGGCCATTGTTATGATACCGTTATAGTCTGCAAATCCAAAGTCTACGCCAGTGTAAATGTGAGTAGGTATGAAGTCGTTAGGGATAGCGTCTTTATAAACCTTGTAGTCTTTGAACACCTGCGCTTCTGTGTCGTATGCAATTTCACCCAGGTATTCACGTTTGATAAATGCGCTGTCTGGTGTTACTCCCTTTTCTGCGCATACTTCCTGTATCTTGTTATCAACGTTCTTGATAAAAGGGTTTTCTTTCATAGTCCAGTGGTATTTAGTCCACTCGTTATTATTCCACACCTTCTCAAAGTAAGTGCCTTTTCTTCGTGGTGGTGTTCCGGTCAAAATCAATACAGAGTCTTCAAAGTCTGTGAGCATAGGCTCAATGATAGTTTCAATGAGGTATGTCATATTACACTGGCTCTGTGCTTCATCAATGATAACAAGGCGGTATTTTCCACCCTGCAGCTTATCAGCTTCTGAACGGTCTTTATTGCCTTTGAGCAGAATACTTGATCCGTTTGAAAACTGTATAAAACCGTTGTTCTTTGAACTCTTTGAAATATTAAGTTCAACTCTTTCAGCTTCTCTGAGTATCAGGTCGAATATCTGATTTATTGCATTTTCAAAAGTGAGATTGATATACAAAATAGGTGAGTTAGGAATAGCGGCAATCTTTAGAATGAAGTCACTATTGCCTTCTGTCTTTCCCGCTCGTCTGGAACACATTACGGCAATCTTCTTAGAGATATAATCATTAAATACGTTTTTCTGTTCGTTGAATAATCTCTGTTGAAGTCTGTACTGGTAGAAGGCTGTATCTTTTGCAAGTGCCTTGTCTGTCTGTTCATCAAGTGCATCTACAATACCTTCTCTAAAAAGTTGCTCTGCAATCATAATACCAGCGGTGGAAGTAGGTTTTTGAAGTCCTATTTTTGTGAACTCTTTTAAGAATGTTTGATAATAAGGGTCTTTGCTTTTCTCTGTAGGGTTAATAAGTATTTCGCGGATTGCATTAAACAACTCGCCTTTAATGAGTTTATTATTCTGTTTTGTCTGCTCCTTTTTTGCCTGTACTTCTGGAAGTGCGCCTTTTTTTCCTGCTGCTCTTCCTGTTTCAGAATTAAAGGAAGTTCTAGTCTTTGGCATATAATATTAGTTATGCCGTATAAAAGGCCGTATAAGTTGCCGTATATAAAAAAAGACCTCAACTAACCCTGAAAAGTCTGCCGAGGTCTCTTTGCTACTTGCGCTTGTAACGGTAGGTAATTTATTAGTGCCATTCATTAAAGGTTATGCGATAATCTCCGTTGTAATGCCATGACACTATAATTCCCTTATCCATTAATTTTTGCAGATATTTTTCAAACTTCTTTTTGTATTTATAAACTTGTTTTCCGGTCAAAACTTTATCGTCGTTTATTTTGTCATAACCGTACATTGCAAGCTCATTTAATTTCTTTGTGTTCAGTGATGTATTATGAGAGCATTTACCACAAACTAAACTTGGTACACATTGAGCATTACTTGCAAAGATACAATTCATTTATTCCTCCTCAAACTTTTCAAGCGGAAGTATGCAGCACCCGTTTAATTTTGGTCTCTGCCATTCATCCGCATTGTATGGCTCTATTTTAAGGCAAACATATTTTTCATTCTGTTTGTCACCTATGTATTTTCTAAGATATTCCGGTGTATAATTTCTTTGGTAATCTTCACATTGTTTCTTACTTCCGAAGTATCTTAAAACCTTTTCTGCAGTCGGTTTGTTTTCCGGTCTGTAGTAGTTGTATACCTGGTATTGTTCATTGTCTGAGAATAAGTCCTTTTCTTTCTCGTTCTTGTAGAAGTCAAAGAAGGCTTCTCTTTCAGCTTGTTTGTTCATTTTGACTCCTTTAGTTCTGGAAGAACAATTTCTTTCCAAGCATAAATATCTTTCATTCGTACTTTCATAGAATACCAACCAACATCTTTATCGTAATATATCCAACAGTCAAAAATATCTCTGTCTTTATTTCTTAAACACACAAGATAATGTCCTTCAACTTTTGGAGTACCCTCGTTTTTCACATAATGCCATTCATTAGCCTTGTTATAGCCTGCGACTACTGCTTTTAAGTTTTTATCAGCTTCTACAAAAGCCTTGTTATAGCCGAACTCTGCACCTTTAATGAAAATATCTGTAACTTCCTTTTTCCTTTCTTCTTCTCCGATATTCAATGTAACAGGATAAGTTTTGTAATAATATTCTTCTGCTTCTTTCTCAAACATAGTTACTCCTTTTCTGTCTCTTTTAATTTTTTAAGTTTTCGGCTGTAGTAATATATTCTTAATGGTCGAAGTAAAATATCCCAAGACCAATGAGGTTTTCTTAGGTACTTTAAGTATTTCTCGCAAAATGATATTTCTACATATTTTTCTAATTCTGTCATTTCTCCACCTCGCAATCTTTAAGGAATTGCTCTGCTTCTTCACAAAGTTTATTCCACAAGTCTGTATGTTCCTGTGGGTGTTCGGGGTCGTACTCAACCTCATTGTTTACAAACTCTGAAAACTTTTTAATAATTTCTTTTGCTTTGGTGAGTTGGTCACTTGTAAACTTTATATAGCCTTCTTTTGCCAATAATTTAAGGCAATTTTCTGGCTTTAATTTTTCTTTCAGTTTCGCGTTTTCTTCTCGCAACTGTTTTTCGACCTTTTCGCTCATTACCATAGCAAACTTTCTAGCGTCATTGTCTGCTTTCAGTTCTAAGTTTTCCTTTTCAAGTTCCCAATAAGGTTTCTTGTTTCTGAAAGCATCATTTATTTGTTGTCTTACGTGTTCACCAGCCTTGTCTATTGCGTCTAACTCTGCTTTCTGTCTTGCATTTTCCTGCTCAAGTTCTGCGATACATTTATCAACAATCTGTGAAACGCCAGACTGTAAAAACTCGTCATTCGGAAATTGATTTTTTATCAGTTCTTCTTTAGTCATTTTCTTTTATCTCCTTAATTCCCAAAACACCATTCACCACAAACCTTTTGATTTGCTCTATATACCCCCTTATGACAGTAATTAGGTTCAGTAAAATCAAAATGTACACAATTATCGCAACACTTCATTTTCTCAATCTGTGTTTTAAGGTCTGCAATCTGTTTATTTTTTTTATCATAAATATCTTGCATCTGCTTCTGATAAAATCCAACGTTTTGAATTGCTTTATCTCTGGCGCCTTTATTCTTTCCGCGCCTATAAGCTCTTGCCATATCTTCAAGGCTAAAGTCTGAACATTGATTACAGTAGTATTCATCCTCAGTAATTCCCCAAGCCTTACAGCGTAATTCAATTAATTTTTTTTTGTTCATCCCTCACACTCCTTAAAACATTCTGGTATTACATCCGGCCACTCGTTGAGTTTAAGCCAGCGTTTGTCTGTAACAAGCGGATGATCTTCCGCGCCTTCCGCTGTTTCGTCATTTACAAAGTTTTTGACTTTCCGCTCTTCTGCAAGTTTTCTTAATTTCTCCCTTGCGTCAAAGTGAGCCTTAAAGATCTTTAATGAGTCGTAAGGATATACTGCAAGCCTTGCGCCATTTCTGGCAATGTAGTCATGCGGTATAACCATACGGTTAGATATGTTTCTGATTGTGCTACAGGTAACGTTGAAGAGTTCTGCAAGTTCTGCAACTGTATAAAACTTTTCTACATCCGGCTTTTGTGTATAGCTTGTAAAATCTTTGCTCATTACTTCCCCCTGAACTTCTGTGTTACTGCGTTTATCTGTGTTGTTTCTGTAAGCATGAAGTAGGCGTGTGTCTGTATGCGCCTTAATGCTTCACTTGCGCCCTTGTTGTCATTCTGCTTTATGCAGGTCCAGAGTTCTGCAAGCTCTTCTCTGACTCGTTTGAGTTCGCTTTCTGCTTCCTCAACTTCTTCAAGAAGAACGGCGTAGCCTTCGTGTAAACTGCTGTACTGTCTGCCGTAGACTTCCTTAATGTTTTTTACCTCACACTCTACCGCCTGGTTCAAGTGTCCCTCTGCTGATGTATCAATCATCACATCCCCCTTCTTTTTTTTCTGCTTCGCGTTCCAGGTTAGACACATAGTCAAAATCTGTTGCGCGTTCATTTAATTGCAAGTTACCGTCAAGAAAGACTTCCTTCATTTTCCAGTAGGCAACGTTTTCAAGTTTCTTTGCCCGGAAGTAAGGAAATCTTTCGTAATAGTTTAAGACTCTGATTGCAGCTTCAAAGGTCTTGCCCTCAAAGTCTGGAACATTGCAGCCTGTACAGATATGTTTCTTTGCAAGACTGCCTACTACACCCTCGATTGTTTCAAACATCTGCCATAAGATGTTCTTGTCAATTTTGTGTGTTTTGTTGTAAGTCAATAAAAGAGTGTTCTGCAGCTCGTAGAAGTGGTAATTTCTGTCACCCTCATAAGCAGACAAATCGAGTGGCGGATAGTTAGTTATATAACAATCCGAAAAATCAAACTCTGGTTGTCCTTCTTTCTCCCACTCTTTCATTTTGTGATAAACTCCGGTTATTAAAACAAATCCTGTTGTTTCATGCGTAAATACTTTGCGTTAGGGTTTTCCTTTTCCTCTCGCAAGTCCATCTGTTCTATGCTCTCTTCAATGTCTGTGAATGCCTTTTTCCACTCTTCAAGTTCTTCTTCGCTTATTGGAAGTCCATTTCTAATCTTCAATTCCTAACTCCTCTCTGATCTTTTTATTGTTCAAGCCCATATAAAAACCGGCTCTAAAAATGCGTTCTGCATTTGTTTTTCCGCAACTTGCAAAACCGTCTATCTGTTCCTGAATGTTTTCCGGGAACTCTTTGTCATTCCATTTTTCAAAACAATTCTTATCAAGCATTTTGTCTTCTCCTGTAGTCTTCACCCTCAATGAGGATAACTTTTGTATCTTCACGAAGTCGTGAAATAAGGTCAGAAGTCAGCCACATTTCAAGGCAGCCTTTACAGTTTCTTGTCTTGCATGAGTCTTTATTCTGCTGGTAGTGGATGCAGTCACGCTTACGGATCAAGTTAGATAAAATCATTGTTGGAAGTCCGTCAGAGTGTCTTGCGTCTAAGATAGCGCTCAAAAAGTTTTCTTCTGTTTCACTTCCTTTTGTTCTTCCAAACTCGTCAATGACTAAAAGCGGGTAGGTAGAGAACTTGTGAAGAAGTTCTATTTCGCTGTTCTGTCCGCTAAAGCAAGAGCGGTACAAAGCAAACATTTCATAAGCTGTAATGATTTTTCCGTTCATAAGTTTTACAAGAGCGCTTGCAAGGTGAGTTTTTCCTACACCGTTAGAGCCAAGAAGGATAAGTTTTTTAATGTCTCCGTCTTTCAGAAGTTTGCAGGCGTTCAGCGCTTCTTTCTGACTGTCTGTCTTTGGTTCGTATGTTCCAAGTGTAGCCGTTTCATAATCAGCTTTTACACCGATATCTCTAAGCCATTCTTTTTTCTTTTTGTCTTTTATCTGGTTTTCTATTGCTTTCTGTTTTCTGTCTTCCTTGTCGATACATTCAGGACAGAAGTGAGCAATAATAATTCCAAACTGTGACACAAGTGCCGGTTGTTCGTATTCCTTACCGCATCCGGCGCAGGTGTTTTTCTCAATGACAAGTTTTATGTCCTCTTTTCTCATAGCACATCATCCCCCTTGTTGTGTACTGTGTCCTGTATATCGTTCTTGCGCTCGTTCCTCTCCCAGGTCCTTACGCAAGCCTTCCAGTCTTTTATTGGTGTTTTATTTTTTCCGTAAACCCAGCCAATTTTTGTGTAATAGTCAAAGAAAGCAGAAGGATCTACGCTTGAATTATTTTCTTTGCAGTAATCTGTTATTTCTTTCAGCGTAGGTTTTACAAAGTCGTTTGTAGTGGCTGTATTACCCGCGCCGCCTTTTTTTCCGTTCTTGATGTTTGTGACAGATGCGTCAATGGACTTCTTAACCGAAGTGAAAAAAAACTTTTCAATTTCTGTTTCTGCAAGCTCTTCTCCGTAAATACCATAGTTGCAGATAATTCTCATAAAACGGCCAAACTTTGCATCATCACCTTTGGTAAACTCGTCTATTGCCTGTAAGTAGTTGCCCCACATCTTGAAGCCGTCATTCACTTGTTTTTTCATTGTCTCCGCCTAATTCAAGAAAAGTGATTTTGTATGTTTCTCGCAATCTTCAAGCAAGGGTCGGTAAGCGCTCTCCAATGAGTAACCGCCACAAAATCTAAAGGCTAATTGCAGCACCCAAGGCGTTTACTCCTTGCGCCTTGAGTGGTTATCCCTGATTAAAAAATATCCGGTTTATCTTCCGGGAAGTTGTCCGGGTTGTTTGTATCTGTGTGAGTTGCAACCTCAGTCTTTTTGTCCTCAGCAGCTTTACGAGGTTTTGTTTTATACATAACAATCTCGTTGTACTGAGTGTTTTTTCTCTGTGGCTGTACGGTAATCTCTCCCACCTTGTTTACCCAATGAGATGGCTCAAAGTCTCCTTCTGTGATAGCGAATGACTCAAAGAAAGCAGTCATATTTCTATCCCACATCTTCTGAGCCTTTTCTGTGTCGAGATTTCCAAAGCCCTTTGTAGGTCTGTCATTCAGTAAGAAAATATGCGGGTTGCAGTTAGGGTGTCCTTCTACTTCAACTTCACCCTGGATATACTGTCCGTAATCACCGCTTTTAATTTCAGCCTTTGTGATTTTTGCTCTGTAGTTTCCTACTTCCAACATTTCGCTTGAGTCCTCGTGTTTCCAACCATTTCCGAAAGCCATAATTATTTATTCTCCTTTTTTGCTTTTATAACTGCCACGATAAGGCAGATAACAATAACCAACACACCTATACAAGCGCTAATCCATAAAGGACTTAACACCCACAACCAACTCCAAGAAATTACCTTAAGCAATTTCAAAACGATAAAAACGATTGTCAGTAATCCGACAAAACCAATTCCGCTAGAAGCGGAAGAACTTGAACTAGAACTCATTTATTTATTCTCCTTTGTTTCAGATTTTTTATTTTCTACAGGTGCCTTGAAAGGTAACTTAAAGTATTCTCTCATACGCAAATCTGCAGCCTTAAGGTCATTGTCAATTCTGTCTGCTTCAAACATACCGAGCGGAGTTTTTACAGTGTCATAGCCGTTGTTATGTGTGCAGAAGTAGTATTTGCCGTCTTCAACAACTGTCTTGAAAACTACGGTACAGTAGCCTTCACAAACTACAGTGTTATCAAGCATCTTTCCGACAGTCTTGAAATGTTCGCGGCCATCGTCTCCCTTTTCTGTGTGTCCCATGAAGTACACAATTTTCCAGTCTGGAAGTTCATTGATACAGAAGTTGAGAAGATCCCAGAAGCTCTTAGCCATTGCGGTATATTTGTCATATCCGCGTTCGTCTGCCTTGCTCATGTACTCGTTTACCAGAAGGTAAGTACAATCATCAATGACGATAGAAGGGCTTTCTGTCTTGAGAAGAAGTTCCTTGATTGTGTCGTAGCGACCTACGTTTGCAACAGGAATTTCACATTTGAAAGGCATGGGCTTTTTCGATACGTTAATTACCGAACACTCGCCCTTTTTGAAATTACGCAGAGAGGTACTTTTTCCGGTGCCGCTCTGTCCGATTACCATAACAATACTAGCCATAATTTTTTTTCTCCTTTGGTTTTTGTTTGTTATTTATTTTTTATTTTTTTTTATTTTCTAATTGTGGCCGTCTTTCCGGCCTGTCAGCTTACGCATTACTACTACCAAAACTTTTTTAAATATACCCAGACTTTTTGCGGTCTTTCCCGCCGTCTTTATTTTTCCCTCATACGAGGTACTTTGCTTATTCAAATATGACTTTGATATCTGTACACTTCTTAAAGAACTCTTCATTGAGCATATTGAAGGTGTCAAAGTCTGGAAGTGATGCACACTTGAAGTCACCGTCTTTTTTCTGTACTGCAACAATCTTGTCTTCATAAGGTGTTTCGTTGCCGTTTTCATCCGGGTAGCTGTCGTGAAGAATTGCGCTGTAAACTGTCATTCTGTCACCTCGCTTTCCTGGTGCATTGCCCTGTAGTAAGAACAGAATGCAGCGCAAGGACAGTAGTCTTCACACTTCTTGTCTATTCCGGGTCGCTCTTCAATTGAGTGTTTGTCCTTGTCCTTTTCAAGAGAGTCAATGAAGTCTGCAGCTTCTTCTTCTGAGTCACAGAGTTTTACTGCAGTCTTACGGCCTTCTTTCATAACCGCCCATTTAGCAGGACTAGACCAGCGTTCAGAAGGTGTACATCCGGCAATTTCATCATCCGGCTTATCTGCATTACATGACACTTCAAAAACCTTTGCTTTAATGAGTGCTTCAATTCCGGTCAGTTCTTCCGGTATTACGTCAAACTCGTAGATGTATACAGGTGCCTGCGGATAGTCTGCTCTTTTCTTTGCGTCTGACTTTGAATGATCCTTGAGTAATGCAACAAAGCGGATATGTCGAACATTAAGGCCGCTCTGCTTGAGTAACCAGGCATAGATAAGGCCCTGCTTCTTCCAGTCTTCAAAATCCTTGTAGATAACCTTCCACACAGGAGCGGTCTTCCAGTCTTCTATGGTTTCGTTCTTCATGTCGTAGCGGTCAAGTTTTCCGGTTACCTTGTAATCAAGAACATCAACAGAAAATGACTCTTCCTTGAAGGCTTCGTCTTCCTGGTGTTCAAGTATTTCGTGAACGGCAGTACCAAATACGGCCCATACTTCATCACTTGCGTCTATTGTGATTTCGTCAAAGTGACGGTCTGTTAAGATTATTTCTTTTGTGCCTTTCAGAAGTGTAGTTGCAGAAAGGCACTTGTCTGCGTTGTGTCTACTGTTTGAAATTGCCTTAACAAAGGCTTCCGGTAGGTTCATTTTATTTGTGATAATCATTATACCAGCTCCTCAAGTGGAATGGCATAAGCCTGTTCTTTAAGTCTGTCAGCAACACCCTGCCAGTATTGCCAAGCCCAGTTACTCTCTGCGTTCCTTGCCGTCTGTTCTGCAAGTTCTGCCTTGAACATCAACTCCTCAAATTTGTTCATCAGCTTCTATCTCCCAAGTGTTAAAAAAGAAGGCCCCTCGAATGATGTGAGCATCCGAGGGGCCGTATAATATAGCGGATAAATCCGCGTATATCCCAATCAATTTGTATTCAGCTCACATCTGACTACACTTAGAGGATAAAGCTAATTTTTTAGAATGTCAAGAACTTTTTTAAAACTCTAGGGTTATTTGACATTTTTTTTGAAAAATTGTATTTAAATTTGCGGTGGACTGAGGGAAGGACTGCTTAATGACACCTTATGAACAGAAGCAGTTAAGAAAGTCTATTTATATTCCAAAGTGTTGCCGCGGTGAAGTTACCTGCCTTGTAGCCGCTCAAAAAATCGGTATCAGTATCAGAAGTGTGTCAGATTTAAAAAAGAGATATCGTCTCTTTGGTGACTCTGTCTTTGTCCGCGCCAATAAAGGACACAAGCCTTACAACCTAAAATATGACAAAGCCTTTGAAGATCATATTATCTATCTGCATGACACCTATTACAAAGACACACCTTACCGCGCCTTCTGGCGTTGTCTTAGAGATATTGAGCATATATCAATACCTTACAACTCATTAAGAAACATCTGTAAACGGCGTGATATTAAAAGCTGTAAGGAATATAAAACCCATAAAAAGCCAAAACATGAAAGCAGACTTGAAAGGCCCTGTAGTGGTGAACTTGTGCAGCTTGATGCTTCAAAACATGACTGGTTTATGAACGGAACATATACAAATCTTCATGGCGGTATTGATGATGCAAGGCACATTGTAACCGGCCTTTATTTCTGTGATAACGAGTGCCGCCTTGGTTACAATGAAGTATTAAGGCAGACATTTCAAAACTATGGAATTATGCAGGCAGTCTATATTGACCGTCACTCTTCTTTCGTTACCACTCCAAAACATAAGACACTTGAAGAGCGCCTTGAGTATGAGAAAAACAGTGACACACATTTTAATGATATTTGCAGAAGGTTGAAGGTAGAAGTCATTCTAGCCTTGTCTGCAGAAGCCAAAGGCCGTATAGAAAGATTATGGGGTACTCTTCAAGACAATCTCCCTTACATCTTCCGCCGTCTAGGTATTCAGGATAATCAATCCGCGAATGAGTTCTTGAAGGATTTCCTTCCTCGTTTCAATTCTGAGTTCCAGGTCCCTAGTCGTTCTCAGTTTACAAAATGGCGAAAAGTTCCTCATTCTGTAAACCTTGATTTTCTCCTGTCTATCCGCGTTCCTCGCCGTACTGACTTTTACGGCGTCTTTCTTTTCCACGATCACTATTTCGAGCTGCAGGCACCAAGAAAGACCCATGTACATTTTATACTCTGTATGTCCGAGCAGTTTGGAATAAAAGCCTTTATGAATAACCGCTTTTATGATGTTACCCTTTGTGATGTTCTTTCAAATACAGTAACCAAGAGAATGCCGGATGTAGAACAGGACTTAATTTCAAGATACTTGCTTTCTGACTTGAGGGGTAAAGTTGTATAAATCAATTATTGTATTTTTGTGTAGTGGTAGGAATGTATATTATTATAATATTATTATTATATATATTATATTTCTATTTCTATTTCTTATTTGTATTTCTATTTCTATTTCTTATTCTATTTCTATTTGCTTAAAAGGGGGGTTAAAAG